GACACTGTCATTGAACCAAATGTGGACAAACCTGACACATCCAGTGTTCCTGTGGTTGTCAAGTTCTCATTGACGAAAGTAAATTCACCTGTTGAATCTGTTATTGATCCACTGCCTGCCGTCAGTGTGCTGTTGATCGCCATGCTTGAAGCCGATGTAGTCAGGTTCTCATTGCCAAAGCTGATCGCTCCTGATGAGTCTGTGATCGATCCATTGGCCAGTGTAAGGTTACCGATGGTAGAACCTGTGGCCCTTGCAATCGTGCCTGTAGTTGTGACGTTCTCGTTGCCAAAGCTGATTGCTCCACTTGAGTCAGTTATTGAACCATTGGCCACAGTCAGTGTGCTGTTGATAGCAATGGATGTTGCTGTTGTTGTAAGGTTCTCATTGCCAAAACTTATGGCACCTGATGAATCAGTTATTGATCCATTCGCTAGTGTCAGGTTACCGATAGTGGAACCTGTTGCCCTTGCTATGGTTCCTGTCGTCGTAACGTTCTCGTTGCCAAAACTTATCGCACCACTGGAATCTGTTATTGATCCATTGGCCACGGTCAGTGTGCTGTTTATTGCGAAAGATGTTGCTGTTGTTGTAAGGTTCTCATTTCCAAAACTTATGGATCCACCTGAGTCTGTTATTGATCCATTGGCAAATGTCAGGTTACCCAGTGTTGATCCAGTTCCGGCTGTTAATGTTCCAGTCGTTGTTAGATTCTCGTTTCCAAAACTTATTGCTCCACTGGAATCTGTTATTGATCCGTTCGCCGTTGTTAGAGTGCCAACGGTCATCGTTCCTGTTGTCGTTAAATTCTCATTGCCAAAACTGATCGCTCCTGACGAGTCTGTGATTGAGCCATTGGCAAATGTCAGGTTACCCAGTGTTGAACCTGTTCCTCCACTGAGAGTACCTGTAGTCGTTAAATTCTCGTTTCCAAAACTTATGGCACCTGATGAGTCTGTTATTGATCCATCTGTCAAAGTTAGATTACCTATTACGGAATCATCACCTGCGGCCATGGTTCCTGTTGTTGTCAAATTCTCGTTTCCAAAACTTATAGCTCCACTGGAATCTGTTATAGATCCATTGGCCAGTATAAGTGTTCCAAAAGTTGAACCAGTTAAGAAATTCTTTGCACTACCGAAGGCTAATGTACCACCAAAACTGGCATCTCCGTCCACGATCACATTCTCATTAATGTTCACACTCGTTGAATCGTCTGAACTTATGGTTGTCCCGCCGAAGGCCAGTCCTGCTATGGTCACACGACCGGAGCCATTGGCAATGATTTTGATGTCGTCGTTGGTGTTTATGACTTCTATGTTGTTGTCATTGAACCTGATGCCCGGGAATACTATCGAACCTGTTCCGCTTGGGTGTACGTCGATGTCTGCGTTTGATAGCCTTGACGTGATGTTGTTGCCGAAGAACTTGATGTCCGACTTGACAGGCACGAGATCAAAGAAATCATTAAAATTAGCGTTGATCTTGTTCCCGGAAACATACAAGGAATCACCTGTACCGTCATCCGCATTTACACCTACATCTATTACCTGTTGTACCATATTAGCAATATTTAGTGGATTTAAATGATATGTCTAAACGGCCATTAGCCAGTGCTTACTCTAAGATCGTTGCCGCTTCGGAACAACTGACCCGCAACATTTGGGTTGCTAGTGGGCAAATTGGCCATCAAGACCACAGCAGGTATCATTTCAACTGCTCCTGTACCAGAAGCATCAATTATAAGATTATCGTTGGACTGATTAGTAGTAATTTTGTTATCAGCTACCGTGACTGCACCCAGCACAATATCACCTGTACCATTGGCAGTGATTGTTAGATCAGCATTGGTTGTTATGCTTGAGATTGTAGAATTTGTTATCGTTAAATTGTCTATCTCTATGGCGCCAGCACCGTTTGCCTGGATTTTCAAGTCTCCATTGGTAACCGATGTCGTTATCAATCCTGTAGTTCCATCACCGATCAACGAATACACTTCGTTGAAGTTCGTGTTGACTTTCGTCATCGCGGTACGTAAGGTATCGCCTGTGGCCGGATTTCCCAGTGTTCCTGTGTCTATGTTAAGTTTCGCCATAATGTGTTGTACATATTTATTAAATACACATATGTTCATAGAAACACTCAGGACCATGAGACTGTACGAACGCAAGAGTAAATTAGGGATTTATCACACCTTCCACAGGAAAAACACCGTGTACGTATTCAAGTGTGACTCATGCGGTGTCACTTTCTTGAGACCCAAGGCACATGTGGATCCAGACAGGGCATCAAACGATTACAAACATGTTTGTTCCTACTGTGATACTAAAAAGTACGCACAATCAGTGGGTGTCAAGATGCGTAAGGTGTATCAGCTAGATGCCAGTAGTACCACTACCTTATAACTGTTTCCATCGGATGTCATCACGATAACCGGTAATCCATCTCTGTAGGTCGGCGTATATACCACACTTGATGTTGGGTTGGTCGAAGTACCAACGCAGGTACGGATTGCCTTCTAGGTATTCCTTCCTATTGACAAAGTGAAAGTTGGTGTTAGGGAATTTGCGGAAAATCTGTCTCAGTTGATACATCCACTCGTACTTGAGGTACGCCTTCATGCTTTCACGACCTGGATAGTTTATCGAATTCTTGTAGATATTGTTCTGAATCCTGCTGGGTGTTTCCATTTCCCATTGTTGGGCTCCCATTATGTCAAACGCCAATATGACAATATTTTCTATGCCCGACTCTGCGGCCATTAACACGGCACTGCAACCAGATCCCCTCGCCTTGGAGAAATCATTGGTCTTTATCTTGCCACCCTTCTTGATGTTTCCACCCCGCCATACTCTGTATATCTTCAATCCATCAGGCACTTCTGTTTCCTTGTCACCCTCACAGATGTAATTCCATTTGCTTATGTTTTCCATTCCGTGTATCTGTGGAGACTCCTTGCCGTTGTTATGCCATTGTGACAGTTCTTCAAACATTTCCGGATTGACACATACTATGTGATCACACAACATAGGATGATCCCTGTAGATGGCGTTGCAACCGTAGATGACGCCTTTACTTTTTAAACTTTCTATTGGGAAAATGTTCCTTGACTCTCCGTTGCCTATTACGAATGCCGTGTCCATTAGACACCAAAGCTCTCACCACATCCACAGGATGCTGTTGAGTTGGGATTGGATATTTCAAACTGTGAGCCAAATGTTTCTTCAACGAAATCGATCTTTGTTCCTACAATATACATCATGGAAGTTTCATCCACAACAAATTTACCTGTGTTCCAGTCTTCTGTGTGATCGCCATCCCCTACACTCTCTTTTGTGTCTGCAAAACCCCAGTCGTATTTGAATCCTGCACAACCGCCACCTAAAACTGCCAGGCTCACTGCGTACTTGTCCGGATTCTTCTGTAGTAATTTTTCTATTTGATTCTTTGCTTCTTCTGTTATTTCAAATGGTTTCATACTAGTAATTATCATTGTTTGTTGCCACTGTTTTGTATTCCCACTGCCATCCAGAATCTCGTTGCATCTCTTTTTATTTCAAAACTCATGTATGCGTTCTGGTCCTCCCAGTGGTTCTTGGGATTCTCTATTTCACCTGCAGGTTCGAACCACCAACCCCACTTGCCTTCACAGTGCAGTTGGCACCAGTCTATGCATTCTGCCATTACACCATTGCTGTTAAGGTCCACATTGAACTCGAAATGTTGCATGTACCCGCAGTCGTCTGGTACCTCATCCAATCTAGGATTGCTTTTCTTTACTTTTATTTTTCCGTAACTGGTCATCACTTCCAATTGTCAATGACCCACTGGTCACCGCATTCCATGGGGTTTGGTGATCCATGGAACACTGCCACTTTGTTGTCCTGTTTTATTTTCACTGGTTCCCTGAACACTTTCTTGCCATCTTTGGTCAATAGTTTCGTGTCCTTTAATCCTATCATCTCCCACTTGTATGATCTTATCCATTCGTCTGGAAACCATGTGATCTCGTCTTTGGCCCTCTTGGTTATCCAGTCCTGATCACCATGATTCTGTTGCATGATCTGTGCTGATCTGTCTTTGAATTCGTTCCATAGGTAGTCCATTGTGCCGGCCTCCCATCTCATGCAACTGGAGTTAGAAAGTTTCCAGTCCTTTACCCTGCACCTGTTGAAGTCTCTGATTATGTTGAACTTGCCTGGATGACTGAACAACGGATCTATGTTGTCAAATACTACAACGTCAAGATCAAAAAATAGTATGTTGCCTTTTAGTGGCATCTCAGGGGCAAACATCCATAACTTGCTCCACCAAGATTTCACCCATGGATCAGTTGGTAGCTTTATTACATTTATTTCTGGATCTAATCCTGCGGGATCATCTGTAAGACAATGGAATCGAAAAGGCACTGTGGTGTGTCTTTTAACCATGCTGTTGAGTACATTCGCATACTGCGAAGGATACTTGATCCCCCACTTAACACATACTACGTGATTCATATCCTTTTTTCAATCCTTCTATTTGTATCTGTCGCCAATCGTCGCTGTCCAGTGTGTATGGATATGCACACTCTATGGTCCGGTTTGACATTGTCTTGATGTTAGATATATTTAAATTTTTGCTCATGGTCTCATATATTTCTTTGAATGTCGCATTGACTCCAAATGTCCTCTGCAGGTCCACTTGTCCTATCTTGGTGTAGCCCAGTGACAGCTTGGGATCTTCCCAATCATATCCGTTGTCTTTTAGCCATGCTCGATATTCGTCCATTTCTTTTTTTTTGAAATCCTGCTCTTCCGTCACGGTCTGTCCCCACTCCACATCAAACTCTCCCGAGTAGTACTTCTGGTGATTAATCTCTGAACAAAGTGCTTCTGTCATGACAGGTGCATGTTCATCCCTGAACACTTCATAAAGTGTCTTGCCGACCTGCGACCAGTGTAGGTATACACCGCCTAGTTCTCTATCGTATCTGTTTTGTTTGAAAAGTTCAAAATCTTCCTCATGTAAATCATATCTTGGTGCATTCAAAAAAGTTGTAATTTGTGATGGTCGCATCCATTCTGGCTCAAACGCATTCTTACGGTCTGCATTGACCCAACTTTCGATCTCATGGCAGATGTTGTTAAGTTGTCTTATAGCATATTTGGTATCAACATCGGCCTGTTTGTAAAAAGCAGACATACTCCAAGCGGTGCCTTGTAATTCTTCAAAATATCTATGCAACAGATTACATGCATCGTGTTTAAGTTTTAATCCAGGACACATTGGTCCCTTGCCTATCGGAAGGTAACGACTGTATTGGAAATCGTCCACGGCAAACGGGTGGATCTTTTCGTATTCCGGTTCAAACGTGTATGAGTTGATTTGTTCCACTGACTTGTTCAGCTCTTTAACTAGGTATGATAGATTCCTCTTTGAATCTGCGAATCCCAAAAAACAGAAATTCTTTTCTAGTATCCTCTTTTGTTTGAGGTTGTCTTTTAGTGCTTCTATCCACCTCTTGCCTAACGGTGTGTCGTAGGTCTTTATGTAGTAGGCCCTGTCATTGAGGCCTACCCTTACTAGTTCAAATAAAAATTTATTCTGGCCTTTTGTAGATGGCACTGTTTGCTCCGTGTTCTGCACATTCCACACTCTCCACCCAGCATCTACCATCTGAATTGACGGTTATAAGATTATCTGCAAACCTGTAGGCATGTTCCGCAAATTTCTCTGCACCTACTCCGTCAAACATTCTTATCTCTGCGAGATCCAACTGTTCCAGTTCCTTGAACTTCTCTAGATGTGGGTCGTTCATGTCCAGTGCAAGTTTGTGATCGAAATGATCCTCCAGCCATGCCCTCAATGGTTTCAGTCCACCAAAGTCCACTGCCCAGTTTTTGTTGTCAAGTTCCTTGCAACCAAATGTGAATTTGAATGCTAGTGAATATCCATGTAGCAGATGGCAGTGTGAGTGATCCGCATTGGGTTGTCTGAACACACAGGCCAGGCCTGCGTTGTGTCCGTATGTCTTAGTTGATTGATAAGTCATCGTTTCTCCTGTTATTGATGACTTGCAGAGTGTTTATAGAGGGATGAAAGCCTTTAAGTCCTCTCATTAGTTTAATCTTTTCTTGATATCCTCAAGATCAAATCCTAATTCTTCCGATTTCTGTCTTAGTGTGTCAGTGAGCTCGTTTGGTATATTTAACTCTCCGTCAATGATGCTTTTTAAAAAATGTATCAGCACAGAGAACTCAGTACTCTTGGACACTTTCTCTGGATCTATTCCTTTTTGTTCCATAACATGTAGCATGGCTTCTGTCACATCGATAAGCGTCTCTATGCTCTTGCTGTGTTTCCCAAAATGCGACACTATACGATGATCTTTGGTTTGTCAGGAACGACCACAGTAGTAAAAACTTTCTTGTATTCTGCAGATATCTTGTCGTTGACAACTGAAATACACTGTATCTTGTCTTTTGCCAGTGAAAT